CGCTAGGGCCCCTGCTGACCTGCCAGAGGGTCTAGGCAACTACTCCTGCTCGGTCCGCATCACCCTCTTCTCGAACGCCGACGATACGACCCTCGCCGATCACCGTGCCCGTTGTGCCGCCCTCTCCGGCAATATGCGTGACCTGACCTCCATCAAGGCGGCCTTCGTCGCCTCGACCGACGCGGCCTGCTACGATGTCATCCTGACCTCCGAAGACGAGGGCATCGACGAGCGCTCCTGGGCGACGGCTTTTGCCTTCGACGTGCTGGTAGTCCTGCCCGCCTGACCTAATTCCAAAGCCTGCAATTACAAATGGCCGCCATCATTAACGGAACCACCTGCGTCTACGGTATCTCCGGCACTGTCTCGAACCTCTTCGTGCAGTCCTACAGCCTATCGTCTTCTTTCAATGCCGAGTCGATGGTTATCAACGAAGCCGGCCTGACGGTCACCCACCGCCTCGATGACCGCAAGTCCGAGATTACCATCGAAGGCATCGCCAAGACTGGCTCTGTTCCCGTCCTCGGCGCCACCCTTTCCTTTACGGTCAACACTTCTTCGGCTTATCCGGCTGGATCGGCTTCAACCTCCTTCTCCGGAGTCATCACGAAAGTAGACGATAAGGGATCTAGCCAAGGTTTTACCAGCGTCTCGGTGACAGCCGTCGACTTTGAAGGCATCACCTACTAATTGACACCCCCGAAAAGGGGGCAGCCTTAAGGACAGTGGATCGTCGCTTCCTCAACGCCTACGTCGACCCAGCTCCTTTTAGGATTCTGGGTCGAACTCTTTACCCATGGTGCTTCAAGTACCGGGTGCGTCTGATGGCCTTCGACTCGCCCCTGGTCACTGGCTCCCGCGGCATCACCCCCGCCGACCTTATCTTCGCCTGCCAAGTTTGCGCCGAGGAACCCCTAGGCGGCATCAGCTGGAGGGACCGACTCCGCATACTTGTCTTAAATCGTAACTCATTAAAGTTCGAGCGCCTGCTGGAAGCCTTTGCTGGCTATATCCTAGTGCAGGACTGGCCGAAGTTCTGGGAGCAGACCAAGACTAAGTCAGGGGGAGGCGACAAGGGCGTGCCTTGGACGCTAAGTATTGTCGCCAATTTAATTGCGTCAGGCATCCCTGAGCAGCGGGCTTGGGAGATGCCGGAGTGTCAGGCCATCTGGCTCAACTCCGCCCTGGCTATCCGCAAGGGTGCGGACGTAGCGATCATGTCGCCCGAGGAGGAAGCCTTCATGGCCGAAGAACTAGCCCGTGAGGCCGCCGCGGTTGCTTCCAATCCTGCAAAGGAAAGCACCCCCTGACATGGCCCAAGACCTGACAGTCAACATCAAGACGACCTCCGATGTCCCGCAGGCGATGGACAAGGCCAAGCAGGCCACGACCGGATTTGCCAAACAGGTCGAAGACATCCAGAAGAAGTTCAGCACTTCTTTCAAAGACATCTTCCTAGGCTTTGCCGCGCCAATGGTAATCCTTCAGGGCACAATCAGTGCCATCAGCGGAGCCATCGAAGACGCTAGGCGCAAGGCTCAGGAAGGGCTGGATTTAATGGCTAAGGGTGACAGTATGTTCGTCTCTTCCCATGAAAAGCGCATGGCTGCTTTCTTCAAGGAACGCCAAGAGCGTGAAAAGGAAAGTGAATCAGCCAAGGAGGGAAGGGCTGAAGTAACTAAACAATTCCTTTTGCAGACCGAGGAAGGCAAGAAGCTGCGCCGTGAACTGATCAGCGAGAACCTTGGAAACTATCTTATCAATCCCCTGTTCACGACCAATATGTCGAAGCAGGAAGACGTGCAGAAACGTGCCTTTGACATCTGGTCGCAGTCTCCAGAAGGCAAGGCCGCGGCCCAATGGGAAGAAACACAGCGCAAACAGAAGGACGCCGCGGAAAGAATCAAGAAAGAGGAAGGCGCGGCTAAATCGGTTACTGTAGCAACGGGTGAAAAGCCGACTATCCCTGGCTCAATCTCCGGCAACGTGATCGGCGTGGGCCAGAACCCTGTCGTCACCGCCCTCCATGAGCAGCAGGCAATCGCCATGCAGCAGCTTACCTATCTTCAGATTATCGCTTCCAAGGGCACAGGAACTCCGGCAGGAGACGTCACCGATAAGGGTGCGACGCCTGAGACGCCGGCGAATATTTCTCCTTCCCGCGCATCCCTTCTGACTAAGAAAAAATAACCATGGCTATCATTAAAAAAGGCAATGCGCTGACGACCAAGTTCCTTCAGCCTGGATCTACTTACGAGACCGACGGCTACGGGCTTCTGACCGCCAAAGGCATCTATCAGCTAGACCAGTCCGTCTCTGGCACGGCCATCATCGGCGGCCAGGTGCACCCGCAATACTCCGACCTTTTCGTCCACAAGTTCACCATCTTGCGCCGGACCCTTGAGGTTGACGAAGTCGCGGCAGACTATGTCGGCATCAACAGTTCGGTCGGGGATACGACCCGCCCGAACGTGACGGCCTCGCACGGCCTGACCTCTGAGCACATCACGACTCACCCCAACTTCTTCGGCCCTGCGACTGGCTTCACGACGGCGATTGCCGGCAATGGGACGACCTTCACGGCCTCGACGATTAACCCGGACTACAAGGTGGGCGGCGTCTTCGGCGCACACTTTAAAGGAACGGTTACCAACGCCGGGGGCTTTGTCGGCTTCCTTGACTCCTCCACCTCCGATAAACAGTATTACTACGGGAAGAACCAATATCTTGCCCCGACGACCTCATTCTCCGGTTGCATCTACACCACCGCCGTAGCCACAGTTACCAACCTTCGTAACGCTGTCGGCAAGACCAGCACGACTAACTCATTCACCGGGGCTAAGCTTCTGCCAGATCACCTTGGAACAAGCTGGACTGCTACGGTCAAGGGCTCCGTGCGCCCGACCATCATGCTTTCACAAGTCTCCTTCGAGGACTATTGCGTCCAGGCTTCTGGAACGCCTAAAATCTTCAAGGTTAACTATGAAATCCGCTTCAATCGAGAAGGCTACCCGGCTGAAGTCTACTCTGCTGTCTAATGAGTAAGATCCAGCCAGGAACGGGTTATGGTTTTACTTCAGGCGGTTATGGTTTCACCATCAACACGACCAGCCCATTCCCGTCTGAAAGCGAAGTAAGCACGCGCCATCCTTTCAAGGTCATTCCTATCGGTCCTTCTGGGTCTAACTTCCGTTATCAGGTAGTGTCTGGGACGCTGAATAACATCGTGCCAGAAATTGATGACGTCATCACGAGCACCGAAGCCCTGTTGGACCGCGTTACTTCCGGAGTCCCGGACCCTCCCACCGGTCAACTCTCAATCAGCACCTCTACCCTGGAGTCTTTTATTTATTTGAGGGCAGGAGTGGCTGCGGCTTCTCCGAAGGCATTCCCAGACCCTAATCGTGCGAACACCCCATACCCGAAAATCATCTCCTCGAATGTCGCCCTAACCGATACGGATACCTACGGTTATGTCCTCCTCGCTAAGTTTGAAATGGACTCTTCGTCGGCCCCGACGACTGGAGCTCTTTACCAGTACGTCAGCAGCTCCCTGTGGGGTGATCGCATCAAGCTGGGCACGACGACGGCCCAATACTACTACGCCCGCATCTGATGGGCTACTTCATCGGAGTAGATGTCGAGACCCTTACGTGGGTATCCACGCGCAAAGTGGTAATCAATGTAGATGCCACCCCTGTCACTCCTGTCATAGCGGATTATAATCAGGAGTATCCTGCCGGGGCTTACTTCATTAAGGCCATCGAGGGCAACGGCCTTATCCGCGCCAACGTGCTCGCGGGCGGTCCTCAGATTAACTTCTCTGAGCAGACCGCGCCCATCGAGGACTACTTCATTGCCGAAGGATTCGTCGACCCATACCCCGAGGACATGGTAGGCAATACCGTGCAGACCAGCACCAGCGCCTTCATCCTGATCATCGATGCCTTCGATACAGGCCAGACCGCAGGATTGGACGGCACGAGCCCGGTCACGGACTTCGAATGGTTCGAAAACATCTCGTAAGCACCCCCCCTTCCAATCGGGGCAAGGTTAAGACCCGATGAGCTGCACTAATCAAGTAACCGTCTCGCAGGGTAACACCTTCGCCTGCACCTTTACCTGGACGCCCGGGGCGACGGGCCCGGCCAATCTGCTGACCACGACCCTTAGCTCGTCCCTCGAAGACCGCCAAGGCAACGTCTACGCGATGACGGTGACCAAGGCCGGCGACGGCCTGTCCTTCACGGTGACCTACCCGGGCTCGACCGCTGATTGGGCTATCGGCCTCGGCAAGTGGGACATCAAGTTCGTCTTCCCGGGCTCGACCATTTCGCGCACCGAACTCTTCCGCGTCAACGTCATCGACAGCGTCACCGTCTAAGCCATGCCTGACGCGACGATCACCTCGACGGCTTCGACCTTCGGGACCATCTCGGGGGTATTTTCCGCTGACCAGTCCACCATCTCGGGGACCATCTCGGGCATCGTCCCTGGCACCCTGACGGGCTCGGTCGGCGTCCCCGGCCCTGCGGGCCCTGCCGGCGCTCCCGGCGTGGGCGTTCCTGCTGGCGGCACGGCTGGCCAGTACCTCCAGAAGATTGACGGCACGAACTACAACACCGACTGGGTGACGATCAACCTCGGCAACTACGCCTTGCTTTCGGGTGCTGACTTCACGGGCCGCGTCAGCGTCCCTAGCATTACCGGAGACGAAGTCGTAGTTATACCAGGGTTCAATATCGTCCCCACCCAAACTGAACCCACCGACAAGGTGGACGGCGATCTGTGGGTTTACGACGACGAGGGTCTGACACCTTCTAAGTTCAGGGTCTTCTTGGAAAGCGAGACGCAGAACATCGCCACGGAGTCGTGGGTAACTACGAGCTTTGCGCCGAAAGTCTCGCCTGTCTTTACGGGAGACCCAAGGGCGCCGACACCGGCCTCTGGCGACAACGATACATCGATCGCCACGACCGCCTTCGTCAAGGTTCAGGGCTACGTCACCAGCGCTGCCCTGACTGGGTACGCTCCTCTCGCTTCCCCTGTCTTTACGGGCAACCCCACCGCCCCGACCCCGGCCTTCGGGGATAACGACACCTCCATCGCTACCACGGCCTTCGTTCAGGCTGGCCTCCTCGGCGGCACGGCCAACGCCCGCAACCTCGAGGTCTACGTCCGCAATCAGTCGGGCTCGACCATCCCTGCGGGCTCCATCGTCTACATCTCCGGGGCCACGGGCAACCGCCCCCTGATCACGCTGGCCCAGGCTAACAATGATACGAACTCGGCCCAGACCATCGGCTTCGTCAAGACCTCCATCGCGAACAACGCCTTTGGGTATGTCATCGTCCGCGGCGAGCTGGAGAACATCGACACCTCGGCGCTGACCGAAGGGGTGCAACTCTACCTCTCCCCGACTGTGGCCGGCGGATGGACGACGACCAAGCCCTCGGCTCCGCAGCACATGGTCTATGTGGGCATCGTCATCCGCGCTCACCCGACCCTCGGAACCATCCTCGTCGCTGTCCAGAATGGCTACGAGCTCGACGAGCTGCACGACGTGGCGATCGGCACGCTGGCCAACAACGACCTGCTGGCTTACGAGTCCTCGACCGACCTCTGGAAGAACAAGACGGCGGCGACGCTGGGGCTGGCGGCAATCAACTCTCAGGCTTTCACCGGCACGCCTTCCCTGCCGACGGGGACGATCGGGGTCACGCAGACCGCTGGCAATAACACCACGGCGCTGGCGACTACGGCCTTCGTCACTGCGGCTGTTCCGGCGTTTGCGGCTACGACCAACGTCATCTTCGACCCTTCAAGCACGACCCTTGCGCTCAACCCTTCACTGGTCCCGCAGTTCCTGGCTAACAGCAACTATCGTAACTTTTCCAGCCTTACTGTTACAAGCATCAGTGGCAGCGCAGCCACTACTCAATTTGGATCTGCTCGTGAACTTTACACCAGCTCGACAAGTGTAGCAGGAAGAGCCACTTTCATGAATGCTTTTTATTTTTCGGCGTTCATGTCGATGTCTTCCAAGTCCAACTCAAACATCATCGACTGGTCGAAGAAAATCTGGGTCTTCGGAACGGCTATCCTTGGCCGCTCGACCTACCTCGGCAACGCAAATACGGTCACCCGCGTAAACCTTGGCGGACGATCTGCTAACGCCACCGGCAACCTTACGCAGAAAGGCATCGGCTTCTTTAAGGTAGGAGGCACAGGAACCTTTATCAACCTGACCGTCCACAACGGAACGACTCTGACAAGCGTGGCTTCATCGGTCACCCTTGCCAGTGACGCGACCGTCCATTACATCATCTACTCCGATGGCGCTGGCAACGTGCAGCTGTATCTTGACGGCGTCCTTGCGGCCTCGACGACCGCTGGCCCTACGGGTAGCGGAACGTCCGGCCATAACATCTACGAAGAGCAGATTGAATCGGCTACCTCTTCTGGCTCTCTTTCCTCCATGCACATCGCTGGTGCTGGCATCTATATGTCCCGATGAAATACACCTATAAAGTCTCCATGTCCGGGGTCACCCTCTCTGATCCCTACGTCTTCCTGAAGGTCGTTTTCCCTCAGTGGAACGGCGAGCCTGCGGAGTCTAATGGCGCATACGTGGCCGTCACCTTCGCCACCCCGCAGACCCCCGCCGACCTCGGCCCCCTCGTCCGCGTCGAACTCTTACCCAACGAATAACATGATCACTCACCTCCTCGCCCTCCTCGTCGGCTTCGTCGCCGGAGCCCTCGTCATGCGCAAGCACAAGGCCAAGGCCGACACCCTCGAAGCGAAAGGCCGTCAGGCCCTCGACGCCCTCAAGGGTCGCGACTAATCCATGCGCCTGCTCCTGGTCATCGCCGTCCTGGCCCTGACCGGGTGCAGTCTGTTCCGCAAGGGAGACGCGGAGCCACTGCCCGTCCAGCCCCCCGGCCCGACCAAGCCTGACGTCGTCGCCACGCTAGGCAAAGACCTCGACAAGACGGATCACCGCGTCGCCTCGGCCCTCGTGGCAATCGAGCGCAACGCCGATAAGCCGAAGGTCGTGGTCGCTGAGTCTCGTCTGGCCCAGTCGTATTTGCCCCAGCCCCCAGAGGCCGACGTTGCGTTCGCCATGGCCCGTGCCACCAAGGCCGACCCTGTGGACTACCAGAAGCAGATGGCCTTCGGTCGTCAACTCGCCACCGCCGTCACCAAGGCATGGGAGAAACTGGAAACCCAGCAGGCCGAAGCCCTCCGCGTCTCGCAGCTGAAGGACGCCCGCATCGTCGAACTGACCAAGGAGGTCGAGCGCGTGAAGAAGGACGCCTCCGCCCAGACATGGACGCTCGTCGGTGCCGGACTCGCCGTCGTCGGTGCGTTGACCACCGCCTTCATGGGCCCGCGTATCGGTCTGCCCCTGCTCCTCTGCGGCGCCTTCTGCGGATCGGTTCCCTTCATCATCGACTCGCCGTACTTCGAGTACATCGCCGCCGGCACGCTCCTGGTCTGTTCCGGCCTCGGGCTCTGGTGGCTCGCCGACAAGGTGCGCGACTCCGTCAACAAACCTTCCGACGATGTCCCGCCGCAAGCCTAAGCCAGTCAAGGTCGTCTGGCGCAAGTTAGGCCGCGAGCGTGCTTGGGGTCAGGCGACCATCGGAGAAGACCTCATCGAGATTGACCCCCGCCTAGGTGCGAAGCGTCAGCTCGAGGTCTTGTGCCACGAGCAGGTCCATCTGCTATTCCCCGGCCTCGCTGAAGGAGAAGTGGACAAGGCCGGCAAAGCCCTCGCCAAGATGCTCTGGGCCGAGGACTACCGCCGCGTCCTGCTCGCCCCCAACTCCAAGCCACCCCGCATCTCGTGAGCCCTCCTCCCCCGCCCATCGACCCCGAGTCCCTGCCGAAAGAGCTGAAGGACGGCGTCGTCGCTTCAGTGCTTGGCGGCCTCGCCATGACGGCCCGCCTGCTGCTGTCGACCGAACCTGTGTCCCTGGGCTGGGTCGTGCGCCGTGTCCTCGCCGCCGCGATCACCGCGGCCTTGGTCGGGTACGGCATCCAAGACCACATCCAAAGCCCCGGCCTGCGGATGGCCGTGGTCGGAGCGGCTGGTTACGCGGCCCCCGAATGCCTGGACTACCTGATGCGGTACATCAAGGCCCGCGGAGAAAAGGAAGTCGGAGCGGTCACCGCCAAACTCAAACCCCATGGGAAAGGCAAAGCCAGCAAAGCAAAGCGGAAGCGGTAACCTTCTGCTGGCGGTCACGCTGCTCACCGGCTTCGCGGGAGTCTCGGCCCTGTCGTCGGCCTACATCGCCGGGTATGTCCTCGACCAACTGCAATCGACCGACGCCCTGGTCATGATCGTGACGGACGCGGGCCTGAAGTCCGACTCGGCCGACCTTGAGCGCAACATGAGCACGGCGACGATGGCCCTGCGGTCAGTCCGCGACCTTGGTTGGGCCTTGGCCGTGGGGTGCCTAGGGGTAGGGGTGGCGGTCTTCTTACGCTCCCGACGTCAAAACGCCTCCTAGGGCAAGCCAGGGGGGTCTATTGCCCCTTGACGGAGGCAACCCTAGGGGCAAACTGAACGCAGTCGGGTAGGGGTGCGCTCGTTCATGGCGGGCCTCGATGACCCGAGGGACACGAATTGCCCTGACCCCTTGAGTGGGGTCACAGGGTATTTGTGGAAAGGTGCTTGACGAATGTGGAACAGTTCGCCAAGGATGTTGACGCACCACCAATGAAAGCCCTCATCACCCTGTCCTTCCTCATCATCTTCGGCTGGCTGGCCGTCGTCACCTTCTGCGGGCCTGAACTGGCCCGCGCCATCAACGGCCCTGAGCCCGTTAAGGCCAAGGCCGTCCGCAGCCACCGCTAATCTTTCCACCCACACACACACACACACACACAAACACACATCATGGAAAACAACACAAACGAAAGCAAGGCCCCCGCGATGAACCTCGACGAACTGTTCAACGCTCTCAAGACGGAAGAGAAGGAGGTCATCCTGCCCAAGGATGATCTGCTGGCTATCCTCCAAAACCTGACCAGAAAGACGCCGGCCATCCCCGAGGGATTTATGAACGCCGAACAATACGCAAAGAAGTGGGACATCCACGTCTCAAACGTCCGACTGATGCTCAAGAAGGGCGTTGAAAAAGGCATTTTGGAAATGAAGGTATACTATTCGAAAACCAATCACTTCGATAAAGTCGGCCGACCTTCCGCCCATTACCGCCAGAAGCGTTAAGACGACCACCCACCACCATGCCCAACGCCAACCACCCCTACACCGAGACGCTGACCTTCGCCGGTCGCGTCCTCCCCCTCAAGCGCCCGATGGCCGAATACGCCGCCCGACGCCTGCAGGCCATCCTCCCGCAGATCGCCGCGCTCAACGCCGCTGGCAAGTCTCAGGCCGATGCCGCCGCCGCCCTGGACACCACCGTGTGCACCCTCCGTCAGTGGCTGGACATCACCGGCACGACTTGGGTCAACCTCAACCGCCGCGGTCCGTACCGCCGCCAGAAGTAAGACCATGCCTAACGCCAACTTCCAGTTCGTCACCTCGGTGACCTTCCTCGGTCGAGACATCCCGCTGCTCAAGCCTATCGCCGTCTTCAACGCCCGCCGTCTGGAGGGTCTGCTGCCACATATCGCGGCGCTCAACGCGGCCCGGAAGACTAAACGACAAGCCGCTGCCGTCCTCGGAGTCAACGAGCAGACGCTGGCAACGTACATCAAACTAACCCAGACAACTTGGCTTGGCAAAGTTCCTCAGCCTGCCAGCGCATACCGCAATCCAACCAGACATCAAATCCATGTGAAGGCATGGAAGAAGCGCAACCCGGATAAGGTACGAGCA